TGTTGTTAATCGTAAAATAGTAAATAATGTTTTTGATCTTGGAGAAAACGTTTATTGGCTTACAAGATATCAAGGATACTTTTATTCTAATGGAGAAGTCATTAGATATGATGCTGCACAGTTTAATGTTACCCTTGCAATTTGGTATCCAATATTATCAGACGGTATAAATTTGAATGAATCTAAACCAGAAATTGTTTTACCTGGAAGATTAGCACCAACAAGCGTTATTGATAATTTAGACAAGAGGGTTGCAAATGGAGAAATTACAGAAGCGCAAAAAGGTGAGCAAATACAGGCATGGAGAGTTTCTCACAGACAGGGCAGTAGCAATGTATGGATTACCAATAATCAAGAGTATCAAAACTTTTTTAAATCTTTGCCGTTTAACGGAAAAATATACCCAACTGGTTTAGTAAGAATTTATACAGTTCCATTTTATGAAGACATTGATGGTGTCACTCGTTTACAGAATGGCGCAGTTTATGAGCATGGACGTGCTCAATTTGGAACAGCAATAACAAGTCATCCCGCTGGAATAGATACATATTGGTCAAATAATTCTTATGTTAGAGGTTGTGATATGGAAACCCAATATTTATTTACAACTACCTTGCTTGAAGATATTTCTTTACCAGCAACTTCAATTGGAGCAGCAGGAGTTAATAACTCTAAAGCACAGCAGACATCAAGAGGCGGAACAATTAAAAACTTTATGTCTTCAAGTTATACAACGGAAACCTCAGTTAACTCAACCATATCTCCTAAAACTGGAACAATTCAGTCATCAGCGCTAGTAATGAATGGTCCAACTTTTGAAACAACTGAGACTCCAATTGATTTGGTTTCTTATGTTTACAAAGAATTAGATAATTCTTATAAACATTTTGGAACAAGAATGCGTATTGTTGGAAAGATTGAAAATAATGAACGTCGTAGTCAAACACCAAATGGGAGCACAACATATTATCAAGTTGCTGGAGTTCAACCAGATCAAAACGTAAGCATTGGTGGTGGCTCAGGTGGTCTTGCAGTATTGCTTAATCCAACTACTAATAATGGATATTATTTTGAAATTGCTGCATTAACAGAAGATAATATAGAGTCATACTTAAAATTAGATAAAAATAATAAATCACAAATTTCTATTAACAATGTTGTTTTTTATAAAATTAAAAAAGATGCTTCTAATAATAATGCAATTCCTGTAAAACTTTATGGCGGTCTAGCAAAAATTACAGTTGACGATGGTAGATTTACTGGGCAGTATAGGATGGCTGGTGAAGAAAATCCAACGGTATATGATTTAGCCGTAGAGTATCAAGACATAGGAAAAATAAGAAGGTTTTATCTATACATTAACAACCAGTTGATTAAAGTTGTAGACGATTCAGACCCGCTTCCAATATACAATAATATGGCCCCATTTGTTCGTGGTTCATCCAGAGTTATGTTTGAAAACATTTATGCTTTGTCACAAAACTATTCTCAAAATAGCGTTTTTACAGTTGGAGAAACCTTATCTTCTGCTTTTGGAGATAATGAAATAAGTGCTAGCGAATCTTTAAGAAAATATGCAATGAGCGGTATAGTTCAAGCAACATACCTATCTGGAATTAGTGCCCAGCAACCACCCAAATACAATTTATATTTTGATGAATTTGGTTCAATAATGAGGGAGTGTGCTTATTTTGATGTTAAATATGACCGTGCATATCCAGCACTTTACGCTAAGTTATCACCAACATTTAATAATATCAAAGGATATGTCTCATCTGGTTTTTATGCAGATTCATACGGTGCTGAGTTTTTAATATTTAATGCTACAGATACAGCATTAAATCTTGACGAAACAAGCGGAAACTATCTAAGAATTCAAGGCGTTACATTTACACAAGACACCACCCATGAGTTAACAGTTGACGAATACTTTAAAAAGCGTAGCAATTTCTCTAACCCACTATTAACTGGATCATCTCAAATTGTTTCTCCGCAAGTTGAAAAACAAAGGTTTGATGAAATTAAAAGAAGCAGAATGATTTATGGAAATAATGAGTTTACGCTGGATACTCCATACATACAAACGCAAGATGATGCAGAAAGTTTAATGGGCTGGATGATAGATAAACTTATGATTCCTAAAAAATTAATTGGTTTAAAAATATTTGCAACTCCAACAATTCAACTTGGAGATATCCTAACAATCAACTATAAAGATTCCAACAATTTAGATTTAGTTACTTCAACTGACTCTAGATTTATAGTTTATAATATTGAGTATACAAGAAAAATAAATGGTCCAGATATGACTATTTATTTAGCGGAGGTGTAACGTGGCAAAGCCAGATTCAAAAAATCCAGACACTGCTGTGCGTGCAGAATCTGGAGATTCATTAAGCGCAATCGCAAAAGCCAATAATTTAACTCTTTCTGAAATTAAAGCATTAAATCCAAATATCATGAATGATGCAAAATATAATGGTGGAAAAACAATTTTTTCTAATACAAAAATTAACATTGCTCCAGCAAGTTCAAGTTCAACTGGGGTTACTATGGAAAACCCAAATAACGGAATGTTCATTGGTCCTATACCAACAGGAACTACTCGTACTGCAACTGGATATGTACCAGAAGTATCATCAGGATCAGGATACTCTCCAGGAGATTTTAGAAAAGCAGAAGAAAAATCTAACGAACCATTTTACCAGCAACAGCAACCTATAGATACACCAGTTTTTAGTACAGGATCATTTAGCCTTAAGGTAAATCCAACACCATTAACTCCCACATTGCCAGTAACAGTTTCTCCTCCACCACCACCAGTTAAAACCGCAACCTTGGATATTATACTCTTTGATGAAGAATCTGTTACTACAGATGGAATGTTTGATCAAATATTTGAAAATATTGGTGGCCAAGAACTAATTAGCATAACAAGGTCTGATATTGTTAATGGACAAAAAATATCATACCAGCCAATTAAAAACCTTTCAGCCATTCAGCAAAGGTATAACCCAAATAATATTCTTAGTCTACAGCAAACCGCAGACAAATTTTTTGCTGGATTTTCAATTAAACTAGAAGACAAAACTCCACAAATTGGCAATGGGCCCAACGGAGAGAACGTATACCTTAACGCAACAGGAGATCTAATTATTGAGTTTATTAACATAAATGTTGATGAACAAATAGAAACACAGATTAGCGTAAGTGGTACAATATATGAAGCAGATCTTGGAGACTATACATCATGATAACCAATACTGGTAAATCTATTATTGCAAAGTATTTACTTGGCCAGGCCCCTGCCTATGCCTCTTATATTGCTATTGGTTGTGGCGCTACACCGTTAGATACCGCCGACGCAATTGGAGATTATTCAACAAAAACAAATTTAGATTTTGAAATGTTTCGTGTTCCAATATCATCTAGAGGGTTTGTAAATGAAAATGGTGTAGATAAAATTGTTTTAACAGCAGAATTACCAACAGAAGAAAGATATGAAATATCTGAAATTGGAATATATTCTGCAGGTTCCAACCCATCTGCTGGAGCATATGATAGCAAGACAGTATTTGCGTTTACACAAACAGAAAACTGGCAATATGTAACAGCAGCAGCAGCAGTGGCAATTGACACAGAATCTGCTGCGCTAGATGCTCCAATCTATGACAACGTCATTGCTGTAACAGATCCAGTATTTCAAACAAGCGCAGACAATCCAATATTTTTTAAATCACCAAGAGTTGCAAGATATGAAAGACCAAGATTTTTAAATAATGTAATTATGATAAAAGGCAATGAGGCTGATCTTGATATTGAATCTGATAGTGGTCCAACACAAGATACTTTTGCAATTGGTGCGGGATCAAATTATATTAGATTAAGCGGTACAACAGTTGATTTTACAAAAAACTCTCCAACAGATGAACTAAGATTAGCATTCTCAATTATAAACAGAGATGGAACATATGGAGCGGGGACTCAACCAGAAAGAGCAAGAGTTTTAGTTTCATTTGAAAATACAAGTGGAACACAATTTGCAAGACTTGAAGCAGAAGTTGCTGATGACAGTAGTGGCGGACAATACGATTTTGCTACAGAAAGATATTTTGTTGTAACAAAACAACTTCAACAACTATACAGAACATCGGGATTTGATTGGAATGCTGTTTCTGTAGTTAAAGTGTACGCATGCGTTATTGATGGAGTTAATCCTTCTGGTAATTATTATGTAGCCTTAGATGCTTTAAAACTAGAAAATGTTGCTACAATAAATCCACTCTATGGACTAACAGGATATTCAGTAATTCAAACTGCAGGCGCAGCAACAATAGTTAAGAGTCCTAATACTAGTAACTATGTTGAATTTAGATTTTCAGTAGATCTTTCTAGCGGAAATAATTCATAATGGCTGACGCAGGAATTAAAAAAGTTATAATTAAAAAATCATCTTTACCAGCAGTTGATAGTAATAAGGTTGGATATGTTTTTAGATATAGGGTTGTTTCTGAAGATAAAAACAGAACCTCCCAATGGTCTCCAATAAATCTTGTATTAGACAACTCAATTACAAGTGTTGCTGGAACCGTACAAGTTTCATCTTCAGTTATTAGTACAGTCTGGGGAGATGAATTAAATAGACCAAAATATGATGTTTTTGTTGGATTTGATGGCGCTACAGCAACCTATCATGGAACAACCCCCATTCACTCATATCAATTTATTAAAACTGGAACCACAAATGTGCGTGTAATTATTCAAGTTGAATCATCTGAAAAAACATTAAATGCCAATTTGCAAATATATAACTCAGGCTTAGTTTCTTTGGTATAATAAAATAGGAGGAATAAATGGCAAAAGTACCACTACCAGAAAGAGGGCAACCTCTTGATGTTACATATCTATATCAATTGATTGAGGCCATAAACGACCTTTCTACAAATGTTGCTTCTAAGCAAACAAGTAAGACAATTATTGATACAGCAAGTGCGGGTAAGGCAGAGGTGCAAACCTCTAATACAAGAATAGTAGGCGGTTTGGTTGAAGTTGCAAACAACTCTACAGTTTCGGCGGGAAACGAAAAAACGTTTACCTATGACTTTAAAGACTTTAAATATCCACCAATAGTGTCAGCAACTCCAGTAAACACTGGACAAACACCAGCAGGACAAAACGTAAATATTGTTTTAAAAAGCGTTACAGAAACAAGAGTAGAGGGTGTTGTAAGGTTTGGCGCATCTGGAGATTTATCACTGTCAGTACACTTAGTCATTGTTGGTATCCCAAATTAAAGATAAAATTAATGATTTATTGTAAAAGATGTAAAGGTAGAACTTTTGTTGATAGGCAGTACAGCAGTTTCCAGCATATGGAGACATACTGCATGGTATGTGGTATGAGAAAATTTTTTCATCCACCAGCAGAAAGTGAAGAAGGAAGATGGTTACTAGCAAAGGAATTATCCAGAGCGAAATCTACAATAGCGAAACTGTAATACAAGGAAATAAAAAAATATGGTTTCTCAATGGGGATTTAGTAAGACTACATCATAGTTCAAGATCTACTGGAATGGTTTCTGTTTATAATATTACTAAAGACAGAATTGAAACTTGTTTACGATCCGACTTTAGAAAAAATAGAGAACGTGCATATACAGTAACTGAGACTGCTAAATTAATTAATCGTCATAGAAAATATATGCCTAAATTAATGAAGACTGGCGTGATACCAAAACCAATTGGCGCAAGGCTAAATGGACAAAGAGGTTGGCAAATTAGATCCTATTATTCAGAAAGCACGGTAAGGGACATACGTGCTATACTGGCTACTATACATATAGGACAGCCAAGAAAAGATGGACTTATCACAAATAATATGACTCCTACAAGCCAAGAGTTGACACGGCGAATGGGAGACGGTATACTTACATATACAAAGACAGAAGATGGAAGATTTATTCCTGTTTGGGCAGAAAACATTTAATAATAGAAACGGTGGGGTAATGGAAAACGAAAATACAAAAGTATCAGTAGCACTTGGATATACACTTAATTTGGGTAACTTTCAGTCATTAAGGTTTGATTTTAACGTTACAGATAATGCACGAAATGGTGAAACAGTAGACCAGGCTTTTAGTCGTGTATATAAGTTTGTAGAAGATAAGTTAACGGA